GGATGTGCTTTCTGGCCTGGCTGCCAAAGTGCGTCTCTGATTTTACTGTTATCCCACCACTGTAACGGCCTGCGAGCCGTTTTTTTATGGAGCATCCTATGAGCTTTCCTGGTGAAACCCGCGTTATAAAACTGTATTCCCCCGTATCACTTGATAGCGGGGTTGTGATCGATGAAGTCACCATGCGTGAACCGCTGGTTCGCGATCGCATCACTCATGCCAAAGACCGCGGCAACGAAGAAGAGAAAGAAGCCCGCATGATTGCGCTGCTGTGCAATCTCAGTGAACAGGATCTCTGGCTGATGACGGCGGCAGATTATTCACAGCTGCTGGATGCCTTTAACGTTTTTATGCTCCCGCCCGCGAAGCGACCGAAGGCGGGCTCCTCCGGGCAATAAGATTTCTGGGGCGGCGGCTGCATTTTCCGATGGCGGAATACCTTGATATGCCGTTCAGCACTTTCTCTGATTTTTTGACCGACGAACTGGAGACGATAAACCGTGGGCGGAATAAGCCAGAACCTTAAGGCCGTCATTACCTTTGGCGGGAACCTGGATAATTCATGGAAACGATCTGCAGATGGTCTGCAAAAAAGCCTGAAAGATGTCGGAAAGCAGTCTGAACGACTGACAAAAGATCAGACTAAACTGGCAGCAGAAATCAAGCGCGCCAAACTGGCCGGTGAAAGTCTGGGGGATTTGAAGCGCCGCTATACCGATGTTTCCAGGGAAATCCGCAAAACGGAGGCGGAGCAGCAGAAACTGAATGTACAGATGCAAAAAGCACAGCGCATTCAGGCATTCAAAGGAGCCGGTAAAGGTCTGTTCCGGCGCGGTCTGGGGATCGCCGGGCAGGTGGGCGGGATGTTTGGATCCGGGCTGGCTATTGGCGGTGGCGGTGTGGTGGCTTCAGCTCTTGGCACACTGATAGCGCCTGCTGCCACCAATGCTGAAACGGCAACCCGCACTAATGTCGCAAAAAGTTACGGCGTGGACGTGTCCACGTTTAATGCCTGGGATTCTCTGGCGAAGCAGTACGACATGAATGCGGAAAACATTGGCGATCTCTTTGAAGAGTACCTGCACAAATCCGGGGAGTATAAACAGAACGGTAAGCAGGGCTCGCTGCAGGATGCGTTTGAAACGCTCGGGTTCAAAGCGGGGGATTTTGCCGGACTCAGCGATATGGCGCAGTTCGACAAAATTGTTGAACGGGCGCTCAGCCTTCAGGACGAGTCAAAAGCTTCCTTCGCACTGGATTCTCTTTTTGGCGGGGAAGCGAGCAAACTGCTGATGCTTATCAAGCAGTCTGGCCGGAGCTACCGCGACCTGATGGACGAACAGCGGCGCTACAACCTTGTGACCAAAGAGGGGGCTGATGGGGCGGTTGCCGGTAATCAGGCTATCAATAATCTCCGCACTGTTTTCTCTTCTGCGGTCGCAGAAATTTCCGGGCAACTGGGAAATGAGCTTGCGCCGGATATCCGTAATCTGACGGATGATCTTGCCGACTGGTTCAAAGGTGGCGGGATAAAACGCATTGTGACTTTCCTGCGAAACGACCTTTATCCCGGTGTTCTGTCGTTCGGACAGGGGGTGGTTTTTGTCGGCAAAATTATATACGCGCTGGCTAAAAAACTGTCCTGGTTGCTGCCTGATGAACGAAATGATCAGCGCGATGTACTGAAAACACTGGCTGGTAACGGAATGAATATGGCTCGCCTCCGAGCTGAGCAGACAGGCCAGGGAGAATGGTTTACGCAGCAACTGGCAATTCATCCTGACTTGCCAGAAAAAGTAAAAGAGTCATGGAACGATACCCGCGGATGGTTCGGTCCTGACAGCGACGATGAAGCGTTTAACAAATCGCTTGATAAATACCTGTCACCGGAAGACGGCGATAAGCTTTTAAACTGGAATGCGGCGCTACAGCAAAACAAGGACCATGTAGCACAAACCGTTAAAGATAAACCGCAAAGCAGTGCCGGAGCCTGGGATAATTACGCCCATGAGCCGGTAACATCTGCCAGTCAGTGGAAAAGAGAACCATCAGGGCTGACAGCCAGCCAGGGGGAAGGAGAAAGCGCCCGCGCAGGGGATAAGTATCCGAATGCTCCCCTTCCTCCCGTCGTGCAGCAGGACAGGAATGTTACGACAACAGACAGGTCACCTGCTGAGCCGGTCATTTTGAAAGACGAGAGCACGGGCGGTTACTGGGAAAGTCTGCTTCAAAAAATGGATGTACTGGATAAGCAGCCGCCATCACGTCAGATAACTGATAACCGCAAATTTGAATACCACTTCGAAATTAATGCTGCGCCGGGACAGGATGAGAAAGCCATTGCGGATGAAGTGACCACGGTGACGAAAAACAATTCTGCCTTTAATGGTGATAACAGCCTTCTGGATGGGGGACTTGTCTGGTGAGTGAAATTATCCCGATATTCGAAGATTCCGGCCAGCGCAGTGCAGGCGCATTACGGGGTGGGCAGGAAGCCCGCGTGATGATGATGCTGGGGAATTTCGCCTTTTCGATTGATACAGCGGCTTATCATCAGCTCACCCGTGAGGCCAGCTGGCGCTGGAGTGAACAGGAACGCATCGGCAAACAGGACCTTCTTCAGTACACCGGAAAGCCCGGGCGTACTGTCAGGCTCGAAGGGCAGTCTCACGCCTTTTTCCGAAAAGGGGTGGAAGGGGTCAATGATTTATTTGATCTTGCCGATCAGGCGAAACCGCAGCAGCTTGTCAGCGGAGAAGGCGATGTGCTGGGGTGGTGGGTGGTGACCGACTTTTCCGACACGACGAGTAAGTTTTTACCGGGTGGCGGTCACCGAAATAAAAACTGGACGATGACGCTAAAACACTATGCCGACGATCTATCAAACCCGTGACGGAGATGTACTGGATGCAATCTGTGCTGTGCATTACGGTACTGAAAATCTTTCAGACTCAGTGACTCAGGTTCTTGAAGCCAATCAGGGGCTGGCGGATCAGGGGGCTATGTATCCTTCCGGCCTGTATATCACACTGCCGGATCTGGTGACGCCTGTAGCGGAATCGCCATTCAGTTTATGGGATTGATATGGCAGATCAGACAGCGATGCCGGAATATGCGCCGGCCTTCAGCATTCAGGCCGAAGGGAAAGATATAACCCGGGTGCTGCAACAATGCCTGAGTGAACTGACCCTGACGGATTATGGTGGGGCAACAGCAAAAGCCGATGAACTGAAAATCAGCCTCATCTCTGAAACACTGGCGCTTCCCACCAAAGGTGCCCGGCTTCGGGTCGCTCTGGGATTCAATGATCAGCTGATCGATAAAGGCTGGTTTGTTGTCAGTGGTGTCTCGAGCAGCGGCCCGCCGAGGCGTATTGAGCTTTATGCGACCGCCGCGCCGATGAACGCCCAGAAACAACCCGGAGATGTGACAAGCCAGAAAACCCGGAGCTGGGACAATCTTCGTCTTGCCGATATTGTCAAAACAGTGGCCACCGATAACGGGCTGATCCCCCGCGTAGCCGACGCGCTGAAAGATATTCATATCAATCACATCGATCAGGTGGCGGAATCCGATGCCAACCTGCTCGCAAGGCTTGCACGTGACTACAACGCAGTGAGCAAACCATCGGGAGGCTACTGGCTTTTTTTACAGCAAGGGGCCACGGCAACGGCTTCAGGAAAACAGACTGGCGGGATCACCATCACACCGGATGAAGTATCAAACTGGTCCTACAGTGAAGGTGAGCGGGGGAGTTCGACGGGGAAAGCTACGGGTAGCGGAGGTAAAGCCAAAGAGAAAATCGGCGTGCGTTATTACGATGAGGAGGACGGCACGACAAAGACCTCCTCCGTTGAACATGATGGCCCGGCGATGACCAATCCCTATACCCAGTCGGAGAAAAACACCGCCGAGCAACAGGCAAACTCCAGGAAAACACAGGCGAAGCGTAACGAGCAGAAAATCACGCTCACGGGGCCATGTCGCCCTAAACATGTTCCGCTGACAGCAGAAGCAAGTGTGTCGACTACCGGTTTTGGTTCCCGTGAGGATCGGGCCTGGGTGGTTGAGTCTCTGGTCTTTTCTCTGACGTCAGCTGGATTCAGCTACACCTACAACCTTGTCGTGGATATTCGTAAACCCGCAGCAGCTTCGAAAAAATCAGAAAAGCAGGACAAAAAAGGCCCGTCCTACTTCGGTTAACCCTCACGCCATCCGGCGACTCAGCTACGGAATTTAATCATGAACGGTGTAAACAACCGGACCGGAAAACGCCTGTCCGGCGTCGCCCATTTGCGCCAGTCCGTCAGCGACATACTGACCACTCCCATCGGGAGCCGGGTTCTTGTCCGGGACTATGGCAGTGATCTGTTTTCGCTGGTGGATAACCCCCGGGATGATTTGACCCGACTACAAATAATCGCCGCATCAGCGACTGCACTGGCCCGGTGGGAAACGCGGTTGAAGGTAACACGTGTGCTTGTTTCCTTTCCTGAAGGGCAGTCCGGCTGTGTGCTGGATATCGAGGGGATCAACAAGGAAACCAATTTACCTGTCAGAACGGGAGACATAACGATTTATGGCAAGCAGCTATGACGTGATCAACCTGTCCGAACTGGACGTACCGGATGCCATTGTGGTGCCGGATGCGACTGAAATCTTCACCCGGTGGCTGGCGCGCCTGCGGGAACTTGATAAGCAATTTGATGCGCTGGTGGAATCCGATCCGACGTTTAAACAGGGGGAGGTGAATGCCTACCAGCTGACGCTGGCGTTTCAGCGGGTTAATGATGCCGTGCGGGCGGTATTTCTCGCGAGTGCAAAAGAGGCTGACCTTGACCAGATAGGTGCCGCATTCAACGTTAAACGGCAGGTTATTAAGCCCGGAGATCCGCTTGCCATTCCGCCAGTGGAGCCTGAACTGGAAGACGATGCGGCATTTCGTGAACGTATCCAGCTTTCATGGGCGCAGCTGAATACAGCAGGCGCGCGCAACTCATACCGCTTTCATGCGAAGTCTGCCGATACGGATGTGCTGGATGCCGATGCCTATGGGCCGGAAACCCATAACCGGCCCGGCTACGTTGATGTCTATGTCCTGTCACGTACCGGGGATGGGGCGGCGGGGCAGCCCCTGCTTGATAAGGTTAACAGCACACTGAATGCGGATGAAATCCGCCCGTTAACGGACTACGTGACGGTTAAAAGTGCCACGATTGCAAACTATGCCGTTACGGCAGAGCTGGAGATCCCGGAAGGACCAGACGCCAGTACGGTGCTGAATAATGCCATCGATGTTTTACGGTCATACACCACTCTTTCCCATCGGATTAAAACCGTCGTCCCGTTATCCGCCATTTATGCCGCGCTGCAGCAATCCGGTGTGGTCCGGGTAAGGCTGATTTCTCCGGTAGCAGATCTGGAAGCGGAACCGGGTAAAGCGCCCTGGTGTACCGCCATTAATGTCACCCGCAGGGAGGTAAGCAGCAATGACGGCTAAGTTTCGATCTCTACTACCTCCTGGTGCATTTCATGAAGAGCGGGCGCAGGAGCAGGCCAGCGCTGAGCAGATCGCCACCCTCGATACCAATATGGTGCGCAAGTCCAAAAATCCTGACACCTGTCCGGCACATCTTCTCCCCTGGCTGGCCTGGGAGCATGCCGTTGATTTCTGGGATGACGGCTGGACGGAGGCGCAAAAGCGACAGGTGATAAAGGATGCCGCTTATGTTCATCAGCACAGGGGAACGGCCGGGGCGGTACGCCGTTCTCTCGGGTCAGTGAACCTGCCCACGACTGTGGTTGAGTGGTGGGAAGACACCCCGCGCGCTGAACCTTACACCTTCCGGATCGAAGTACAGAGCAGTGAGGGGGTCAGTGACGCTCTCTATCATCAGATCCGCCAGCTTACCGAGCGGGCCAAGAACCTGCGCAGCTATCTGAGCAAAATCGATGTGATGGCGAATGTGGGTATGGATGGGGCTTTATATATTTCGGGTGCGACAACAGCGCATATCGATGTGGACATTTTTGCCGGGGAATCTCATGGCTGATTACTACTCAATTATCACAAACCGGGGTAAAGAACTGGAGGCAGAGGCGCTTGCCAGTGGTCGCCTGATTGTACTGACTCACTTTGTGGTGGGTGACAGTAATGGCAAGCAGGTTAAACCCGATCCGTCGCAAATCCGGTTGATCAATGAAACGTACCGGGGAGCTATCGCTGAGCTGGTGGTGTCCCCGGAACAGTCCACGCAGTTAATGGCAAAAATCGTCCTGCCGACCGGGGTTGGTGGATTCACCGTTCGCGAGGTCGGTTTAATGACTGACGCCGGAGAGCTTTACGCGGTGGCAAACTGCCCATCGATCGATAAGCCGGTTGGTGGTGTCAGCGTTAATATGCAGTTTCGCCTGGCGGTATCAGATACCTCAAATATCACGCTGAATGTTGCAACCGGCGACGGGTTATTCCTGCGTGTTGACCAGTACCTGAAAGAGATAAAGGCGCGGGGCGCGGAAGCACAAAAAACATCGCGTGAGTCCATTGGTGTCCTCGATAGCACATCACAACAAAGAGGGCTGGTTCAACTTAGCAGTTCGGTGAACAGCACCAGTGAAACGCAGGCCGCCACCCCGGCAGCAGTTAAGATCGCAATGGATAATGCGAATGCGCGGCTGGCTAAAGACCGGAACGGCGCGGATATACCGAATGTCGCATTATTTCTACAAAACCTTGGCCTGGTAGAAACGATAAATCGAGCAGCCGGTTCGCTGCAAAAAAATCAGAACGGCGCTGATGTACCGCAACCGGATTCGTTTGTACGTAATATCGGTGCCGGGCGAGCTTTCAGTGGCTCGGTCAGTATTGGTGGAGGCGGTAACTGGACAACAGCGGACTTTATCGTCTGGCTTGAAAATCAGGGGGCATTTAATCATCCCTATTGGGTATGCAAAGGTTCATGGTCATACGGTGATAACAGGGTTATTACGGATACGGGATGCGGGAATATCAGTCTTGCTGGCTCGGTAGTTGAGGTTATGGGAGCGCGTGGTGCGATGACTATTCGTATCACCACGCCAACCACCACAGCCGGAAATGGAACGCCTTCCGCTCAGTTTACCTACATCAATCATGGCGATGGTTACTTACCAGGCTGGCACAGGGATTTTAATACGGCAAATCCTCCTTATGAGTATTACCCCGTAGGCGCACCCATACCATGGCCTTCGGATATACCGCCTGTTAACCATGCGCTCATGCAGGGGCAATCGTTTGATAAATCTGCCTATCCATTACTTGCTTTGGCTTATCCAACGGGTGTTATTCCTGATATGCGTGGCCAGACGATTAAGGGAAACCCAACTGGTAGAGGGGTATTAACACAAGAACAGGATGGTATTAAGTGGCACGATCACGGTGCAACGATCGCAAGTACCGATCTCGGAAGCAGGGATACAACCGGGTTTGACTATGGCACCAAATCGGTATCAGTTTTTGACTACGGCACTAAATCAACAACCGGCGCAGGAGCTCACAACCACCCTATATCCGGAAGAACGCAGTTCGGTCAGGCGGGGGATGTTGTTGCTATGTCCAATACTGGCTCTGACAGAACAAACTGGGGTGCTGTTGGTGGGGTCGGTGACCACGCTCATGCTGTCGGAATTGGTGCGCATGATCACGTAGTGGGGATTGGAGCACATGCTCACTCTGTTTACATTGGCGCGCACAGCCATGGTGTGACGGTTTCACCATCTGGTCAGGCTGAAAATACTGTAAAAAATACTGCATTCAATTATTTAGTGAGGCTTGCATAATGGCTTTTAAAATGACTGACACCAACCGCATTATTACTATTTACAATCTTTCATCAGCAACGAATGAGTTTATCGGTAAGGGGGATGGGTTTATTCCGGCTAATACGGGCTTACCTGCGTATAGTACCGATATAGCACCGCCAAAAGTGAAGGCGGGGTTCGTTGCTGTTTTCGATATTCAGACCAATAAGTGGTCGCAAGTAGAAGACCACCGGGGAGAGACCGTTTATGACATCAGCACAGGTAGACCCACTGTTATTGAGACGCTGGGGTCCCTGCCTGATAATGTTGTATCAGTGGCTCCCGAAGGAGGATATGTTAAATGGGACGGCACACAATGGGTTCATGATGCAGAAGCGGAAAAAGCATTTTTTCAGGGACAGGCTGCGCAGGAAAAAGCAAACCTGTTGATGATTGCAACATCTGCTATTGCTCCTCTCCAGGATGCAGTTGATCTGGACATTGCGACGGAAGACGAATCGAAAGCACTGCTTGCATGGAAAAAGTATCGTGTAATGCTTAACCGAATTAACCCCGAGGATGCTCAAAACATCATCTGGCCTGAATCTCCATTGCCCATATAACAGACTTAAGCAAAACAATGCCGGGACTGATTAGAATCGGCATTGTTCATACCTCAATTAAAAATTATTTACCTATAAGAGAGACCTTTAATCTTCTTAATAAAGTAATTATATC